CATCAAATGCTACAACAGCGTCTACCATAGATAGTGCTCTAATAACTTCTGCTCTTTCTTCTAAAGGCATAAACGGTCTGCCTTTCTTGCGTGTAAGCCAAGCATCGCTGTTAATGCCAACTACAAGTCGATCACCTAATGTTTTAGCTTCTTTGAAATATTCTATATGACCTGAATGAAGTGGATCAAATCCACCTGTAACTAATACTACTCTCATGTAGATATTTATATGCTACTATAATAGATTTAAAACTTTTTGATAAAAGTTATTATTATAGTCTCTACATTCTTCTAAAAACCCATTTATAATAGGACTACTAGCCGAAGTTTTCCATTGAGAAATGTGAGGTATCAGAGTAGGTTGATATTTCATATGATCGAACTTTACACTCCACGACAAAACTCTAACATCTTTTTCAAGTAGTTGTCCCCAAAACGCACCGTGATAACTATCAGTGATAATAGTTTTTGCACTACCTAAAAAATCTATTACAGCATCAAAATCCATATTGCTGTTTGACATATGTATATCGCCTTTGGAATATTCATATTTAGACTTAAATGCATGAGTATAATAAACTACATCGTGTTTAACTTCATATTGTTTGTCAAATGCTGTATGCATGCAACTTACACACGGAAGATATGAATCATAATGTCCTGGTATCCAATCACGAATACCTACAAGGTTACATTTCTTAATATAATCTGGATAATATTTTATCCCTTTAGCAACAGCTTTTCGACCAAAGTTATGTCCTATCCCCCAAAGTACTGCATTTTTTGGTTTTTTGTCAAGCAGTAATTCTATGTGCTGACTAAATTTTTTATGTATTAATCCACCACCGCCTACTACTAAAGTTTGATCAGTAATAGGAAATCCGTTATAAAGTAACTCGCCTGATTCATATTCAGGAAAATCAAAATAACGCCCAGGATTGCAAAAATAATCTCCAACGTTATTTTTTACTTTTCGATGTACCTCGTAAGTTTTCATTATATTTATAAATCTCTTTTTTTAGTGGCCCAGTAAAATGTAATACATGTGCCTTCTCTTTTAACCTAGGAGATGCACAATTCCACTCAAAACTTATCTGTTGAAAAATGTTTCTTCCTTGCTGAATCCATTCATCTTGTAACCAAATTATATGTCCATTTTCGCCTTCGGTAGTTACAAAATATCCTTTACCCCTAGGTATCCTATATTTTAATTTTTCTTTTAGTTGTTTAATAAAATCTCTACTATGGTCATTATTTTTAAAATATATAAATCCACTATTTAATCTCCCTGACTTTCCGTTTACATAGAATATACTTTTCTTTTTATTAAGAAAGTTTATAGGCGGACAACGATCTTTAATATAACAGTCGCCGTCAATTAAGCACACATCTTCATCTGTTGTATTAAGAAGATTTTCTAATTCATCTATTTTTGCCCGCTTCCAATTGCGAGATTCTTGAGAGCCTTTTATTAAATTATAAGTGTAATCATTCTTTCGGCACCATATAATTTGACTAGAAATACATGGTTTATATTTTTCTATATAGTCATCTGATGCGGTACACAATAATATCATTAGTGCGTTACATGTCTTAATTTTGTTATATCTTTAATCACAGTTGAAAACATTGCTTTACTGTAAATATCTTCAACAGTTCTGTCGCAGTCGTGAATAAAAACATCTGTATTTTTTGATGCAAGTGATGATGCAGTATAAATGCTTTGCATTCTTCCTGGCTTTTTGTCCGTTGTACCTACAGGCGAATCAACAAAAATACAGTCCCATTTTGTATTTTTTACAACGTCCGGTAAGTCCATTTTTAAATTTTTATAAACACCTTTGTTATATTCTTCTAGAAGAGTTACGTACTGAACTCTTCTAGTAGTATATGTTACTTTAATAACATCATTATCTTCTGGCCTAATCCATTTAGCATTATTTTCTAAAAATAAAGTTTTTCCGTTGCGATTAACATAGCGCCACATAGGCGTGTCATGACCAGTTCCAAATACTAGAAAGTTTTTATCTCCTAAAAAATTTGCAATATATCGATATTCTTCAGCTGTCATTTGTCCATGATTAGACTTTTCCATCTTTTCAGCGAGCATAGTTTCAAATTGTTCGTCTAACATAGTTGCTGCACCTTTTCAAGAATTTCGTCATTCTTTTCTTTAGTTTTAGTAATAATATAAGAAGGAAAAGGTTCTTGGGTTACAACAGTTAAGAAGTAATTATTCTCTTCAACAAAATCATTAACACTTTCAACTACACCCCAGTCTGGACGTTTTCGCCACGCTGGTCTATAATCATGTCCTAGTATCATTCCGTCATCTTTTACTAAAGATTTTACTGCTTGAAGATCTTTCATACATCCGTCATATGTATGATCTCCGTCAACGTATACCCAATCAAATAAGTTAGGTTCACAGTACTTAGGTAAGTTATACGTCATATCACGAATAAACTGAACATTATAATTTTTAAACTGTTCTTTTATTTCTTCGTATCTTTGATCCCAAGTTTCTTGATCAGTATAATATGTTCCTTGAACATTTGTAGCAATAGGTCCCCAAAGATCTACACAAAAATGTAGTTGTGGTTTTACTATTTCTAAAATAATTCGACTAAAATTTCCTTTACCTACACCGAGTTCTGCACACGTACTGTCTGCTGGCATAAGTTCTAATAGTTGTTCTCTTTTTATATCAAAGCGTGGCATCTTCCATTCCTGCTACTCTGAGCTTTACAACATTAGTTATCTGCCATTGCTTTTGATCAAGTGCCTTTAAGACTCCTAACCATTTGTTACGCATTAGCGCAAATTCATTGATAATCTTTTCATAGTCTACGACATCTGCCTCACCGTCAACGTATTTTTCAACGTCGCGGCTTGACAGAGCTCGTTGGTAATTTTCAAGATATTTTTTGAAAAACGAACTGCGCAATCTACGCAGTTCGATGTTTAGGTATTCTAGGATTGCTTCAATCTCTTGGAGCTGGTTAAATCGGTGTTCAACAATACCAGGCATACTTGCCGCGGCACGTTCAACATTGCCAGTTAGTTTAACTTCTGTCCGAGCTTCTTGTAGCTCGTGTTCAAAGAAAGCAACTGCATTAGGAATTTTAGAAATATCACGTGATACTTCGCTGTACCAACCCATTACCAATCCTCATCATTATCTTCGTCTAAATCGAGATAGTAGTTAATTGCATTATCTAAATACTGATCATTTCCCAGTGCATCTTTTAGTGTTTCATCTGATACTCCGTAATCTGCAAGTAGGTCAATAAACTTTTCAGCAGCAATTTCTAGATTTTTCTTGTCGGCATATTCTTTAAAAACTAGCCACAAATCAACGATGATGTTTTCATCCATTATTCATTAATCTCCAAAGGTTCTTCAACATCGGTATTTACCTCTTGAGTCTCCTCTGGTAGATTTACAAAGTCATCCATAACTTTCTGCATAATATCTCCTGTAAAGTTTTTACGATACTCGAGAATCTCTTCACCGCTACTCATAACATACTTGAGTCGGTTACCGCTTTTCTCAATAACGCCTTTCTTTTCAAACAAATCCAGCAATCCTGAAAATGGATCCATTCCTGTTTCATACGGAATACGTACTTCAACATCCTCAAACGGTTTTGCATAGCGAGTCTTCATCACTTTACACTTGGCACGAATACCATGTACTTGTGATGTTTTAACACCGTTCTCGTCTTCCTTGAGTTTAAGTTTTTTCATTGCCACAACAATACTGCTAGCATAGATAAACCCTGCACCGCCTGAAATCTTATCGTCTGGATCAAACATATCTTGGCTTGCGTATGTATGGTTAGTTACTACCATACCTACATTGTATGCTCCAAACATGTTTACACAGTTAGTTACAAGTGCTTTAAGTGCTTTAGCCTTGCGACCCATATCACCTTTCATGTCACCTGCTTCAAACTGATTAACTTCAGTAGGTGTCATTAACATGCCTAAACTGTCAACTACAAACAGAACTTTAGGACGTTCTTCTTCAGCCATGTCTCTATAGTCTTTCATGAATGTTGATACAGTTTTACCTACATCGTCAATCATTGCCATGTTAAGTTTTAACATTTTATCTTCGCCGGTGTCTACTTGAAGTGCTTGTAGCCATGCTTCGTCAAGTGCGTTCTCTGTATCAATCAATACAACAAAGATACCTTGCTCTTGTGCTGCTTTGATAATATTACCAGATACTACATAAGATTTACCTGCACCACTTTCGCCTGCAAATACACTTACTTTGCCTAGTGGAATACCTTTACTAAAGTCACCACTAATAAGATAGTTGAGTGCGTAGTTACCTGTACTAATCCAGTCAGTAGGATCGTTAAATCCTGCACTCATACCTGTAATGGATTTTGTTAGTTGTGTCCTAAACTTGGTAGGATCAAATGCTTTTGATGCCATGTGAATCTCCTAATCTAAAAAGCAAAGAACCCCCGAGCAGTCCTTTTCAGCAACTGACGGGGGCGTGTTATTATTGTCCTTGACGTGAACGGATCATTGCAAGAATGTCTTGCGCATTACCGCCATCTGCAGGAGCTGCTTCAGCTGTTGCTGTAGCAGGAGCAGGATCAGGAGTAAATGGTACATCCTCTGTTACAGGAGGCACTGGTGCTGGCTGTGGCGTAGGTGCACTCTGACTAGTAGCAGTTGCTTGCGGACTAGCCGCCATGTTAGGGTCACCTGTACGAGCCGCCATACCTGCTGGACGGAAGTACTGACTAAAGCGGTCTGGATCATATGCTTCACCATCTACTGATGCTTCAAACATTTCCTGCATAACTTTAATTTCTACTTCTGTAGGTTTCTTAGGCAAGAAATCGCCTAGATTAAACAACCCATGTGTATTGATTGCCTGCATCTCTGCATCATTTAAAGGACGCTCACGACGAGCCCATTGTGATGTAGAGTAGTCTGCATAACCGCCTTTGCTTGTTTTGTTAAGACGGAAGTCAACACCTGCTGTGTAATCTGTTGGCAATTCTTCCATATCAGGATCCATAAGAGCCTGCTTGATGATCTGGAAAATTTGAGGACCAATAATAAAACGTCGAATTGGATTCTCTGGCGTTGTGTCTTCTGATAAAGGATTATCTGCAACAAAGCCTTGGAAGATATATGAACGCTTCTTCCAATATTTACGACCCATGTCTTCTAAACTTGGATCTTTAAACCAACCACGTACTTCGTTGAGAATGTTACATGACTCACCGTACATTTCCATACATGGAATCTGCACTTGTACTGGCTTGCTTGAAGTGTCGCCTTTAACTCCACTAAACGGAAGTTTAATCATAAGACGTTCTGTCCAGAAGAATGTGTTGTCTGCATTACCATCGGGAAGGAATCGAAGTGTTGATGTTTCACCTTCGTTCATGTTCCAAAATGGATAGATTGCGTTATCGCCACCGCCTGACTGACGGTTGCCAGAAGCGCCTGCTTCTTGTTCTTTGAGCTTCGCTCGGATTTCTGCTAATGATGCCATAGTTATGCCTCCTAATGTATTGCCTATGTGCTTAGTGCCTAATTGTGTAGCACAATGTATATACTACACTCAACTATTTAGCATGTCAACCATGAAATGCTAAATTTTTCAAAAAGTTAGCGGATTATTATAAACCCGCTAAACCTTTGATTCTATTTAATTCTTCTTGTTCACCAAAGTCTTCGTTGATTTCTGCATACATTGTCTGTAGAGTTTGCTCTGCGTCTTCTTCGTCAGCAATGTTGTAGTCGTCTCCGTTTGCAAGATAGATGTCGCCTGTTTTAACATTAACCTGTGCAACTTCTTTACCATTGCTTGCTAATATTGTTACTGTTCCGTCAGCGTTTTTTTCAATATCAGCACCTGGGAAGTATTCTGGATCTTGTTTTAAGTATTTTAAAAATTCAACTGCTTCAGACTCTTTTTCAGTAATTTCAGAATCTCTATAGCCTTGTATTTCTGCTACTTTGTTATTGATTTCTTCAATAAACTGTTTAGCATGTTCAATGTACTCTTCACCGTATTCTTTTTCTACCATAGTAAGTACTGCTGTTTCGCCTTTAGGAAACTGAGCATCTTCGGTACTGAAATATTGTAATACAAATTCAGTAACTGGTATTTTTTTCTTTTCTTCGTCACGAGCTTTTTCTTCGCTTTCTTCTTGTCCTGCTTCTTTTTCATGATGTTGTGAAAGTTCAATCCAAAGTGCTCTAGGCTTTAATCCAGCTTCGTCTCTTTCCGCATCGTAATCAGCTTTTACTTCGTCTGGTATGCTAATTTGCTTGCCTCTGCCTGCATCTAATACAGCTTGTGCAAGTTGTTCTTGATATTTTTCGCTGATACCCATGATGCTCATATAAGTTTTTAAATTCATGTGTCCTGATATGCCTGGCTTGCCTGGACTAAACTCGTCGTCATATACAGTAATCAAAGGATTTTCATCTGTAGTATTTCTGTCGCCTTCTGGTGCGTCATCTCTGCCTTCTGCAAACTGCCCCATTAAATCATCGATGCTAGACTCAATTGCTTCATCGTAGCCGCCAAAGTCTTCGTCACCGCCATACAAGTCTTGATACTCATCGTATGAACTTGGTTGCCCGTCATCGTCGCCGCCTTGATCCTCATAATCGTCACCGTACTGGGCTTTGATTGTTTTTATTGTATTGATTACAAGATCGTCCATGTCATTCATACTAGACTTTTCATTTTGATAGATAGTATCAATATCCATTTGAACTTTTTCACCGTACTCGCCTTTTAAGGCAGCTTCGATCATATCGTACGCTTCGTCGTCGTCAGTGTCAGCAACTTTCTGTTTGAACTCTTCTGGATCCATTCCTTCACCTAAAAAGTCTTCTGGACCAATTTCTTCAGCAAGTGTGTTCTCACTTACTAGTTTGTAAATGTAAGGGAATACATCTGCAAGCTCTTCGTTGAACTGACGAATGGTTAACTGATCAATCCAGTTCTCACGAACTTCATCTGGAACATCTTCCATTACAGTTGTTTCAAAGTTTTCAAATGACTCTTTGTAGAAGTTTGGTCTTTGTAGTCCTTCTACTGTCTTTTTAATAACACTGACACGATCAATAACAGCATCTAGGTAACCGGATAACCCTTCTGCCATTACGCCTGAACGACTCATGTATGTTTTAAACTTTTTAAGACTCGATAGTTCTTCTGACAATCCTGTGATATGCTTACCGAAATCATCGTATGGCTTACCGCCTTCTGCTACGTGACGAGCCATTGCTCTTGCACCGTTAAGATGACGATAAGGGTATTTAAACTTCTCGCCTTCTGTACTTTCAATGTATATCGAACTAATGCCTTGTGTTCTTGACATAGGTACTTCTGGATTTACATTTGCTTTGTGCTTGATTACAATACGAGCAGAATCTACATCTTGATAACTTGTTCTGCTAGTTCCGTATAACTTTGATTCGGTCATTTGAGTGTCCCCGGTATTTGCTAAAAAATTATAATCTCTTTTATTTAGATTAGATTTATTAATATCTCTGATATCAAAATTCAACATACGCTTCTTGGCAAACTGTCTAAGTTCACGTAAGAAACTGTACCATGTATTTTGTGTTCCTTGATCTTCATTGCTAACGAAATCGTTTGAGTAAGTAACAGTAACGCCATCGTCTTCTGATAGTGCTACACTAACTTTACCCAATGATCTTCCTTCTGATGTAAAAGTAAAATCAAAAAATCTAGCATCAGTAGGTTCAGTCACTACTTCACCAGATTCGTTTCCGATTGTTAAGTTGTTAAATCTGCCTCTTATTTTTGAAAACAGATCTTCTGCTATTTTGTCAAGGTTGTTCATAGTTGTATTTATCAATAGTTGTTGCTTATGAAGATAGGCATTGGCGGTTCATAATCTTCTTCGTGCTCTGCTTGAACAAAAGTATTATACACTCTAGGATCCCAATCTTTGAGTACTGCCATCATTCTTAATGCAAGCAATGTTGCGCTTATTAAATCATCATTGTGTCCTAGTTTTGCTTGAAAACTAGAGCCTGTTGCTACAAAATTTTTAAGTTCTGATATAAATGGTTTGGAATGTATAACCATTTTATCATTTTCGATCATGGTTTTTAGTCGACTACATGCTGTAATTTTTGTAGAGTGTGTTGTGTTAAATCCTTTACGGAACTTACGGACATGTCCTTTCCTAATTGGTTCTGATACAAACATTCCTGGAATATTTTCTTCACCAAAGTCATTAATAACAATAAGTGCTGCTTCTCCTATGCCGTTGTTTTCCACACTCCAATAAATATTATTTGAAACACCAATTTCTGCTTCAATATATTTGCAGATATCTGCAAGTATTCTTATTTGTCCCGGTATAGCAGTTTGATTGTGTTGCCATTCTGCTACTTGTTCATAACTAGGTAGTTCAAATACTTGTATAGCAGCATAATCTCCGCCTGTACCCATACTAGGATCAAGTGCTACTGCGTATGTATATTGACTTGAAGGTTTCTTGTACCAGCGTGTTTGACCCATGTTAAGTATAGGTTTGCCGCCTTCGAGAATGGCAAGTTTAATACTGTTAACCAAAGTTTCGTCAAATACTAGAAATTCGCAGCCGTATTCACGACGAAACTTTTCTTCGCCGATGCGTCCAATTTCTTCTTCTTTCCATTTTTCATCACGATCAGGATGTTCGTCCCATTGTGCAACAAAACTATGAAAACCATTTATTCCTACTTCAGTTTCGTTGCCATGAGCATCAAACTTTTGTTCTGCTTGTTTCCAAATAGTAGCAAATGTATCTTCGTCACTGTTAGGTGTGCTGGTAATAATAGCTCTACCACCTGTTGCTAGTGTAGGTGAAATTGATGTCCAAAACTCTTCCGCAATGTTAGGTTGCACAAATGCAAACTCGTCACAGTATAGTAGCGAGATAGACATACCACGTCCTGTATTGCCTGTTGTTGTTTGTGCAACGATACGTGATCCGTTTTCGAATTCAATTGATTGTTTGTTGTAACTTGTAACACCTGCTCTAATATGATCTGGACAAGTTTCATAAACATATCGAATACGTGACATAATCTCTTGCGCACCTGTGTACTTGTGTGCAGCAACTAGAATGGTTTGGTCTGGATTAAACATTGCATACCAGGCAAGATAGATACTAGCACACGTAGTTTTACCAGTTTGTCTAGGCATCATGTTAATATTAAATCGATAGTTATGATAGCTATACATTAGACGTAACTGATATTCATACGGATCGAACAACAACTTGCCTCTTACCGGATGTTGAATGTATGCAAACTTACGAGCAAAATAAAGGTATCCGTTATCAGGATCCATACACTGAGCTAAGTCATTGATTTGCTCTTCTGTGTATGTTTCTCGTTGATTTGCTTTTTTGGTTAGTACACCGTCTAAACTTTTCGCCATGTATATATTTAACCATAAAAAAAGCCCCTTGCGGAGCTTTTGATTTATCCTGCGTCAATACAGTTGTTAACTCGTTTGCCGCCTTTCATTTTAGTTGGCTTTGTAGGATGTATTTTCTTACCATCCCAACAAGCTGGTCCGCCTGCTGGTGATTTTTTACCTTTTTTCTTGTTGCTACTTTTCTTGCCTTTTCTTTCAGCAATATCTATAACTTCAAAAATTTTCATTTTTTCTTGCTGCCTTTTTCAGCAGTAGCCTTTGCAATAGCAGCTCTGCGGTTCTTTAGATACTTGTCTGATTTAGTATTCTCTTCACCGTCATTATCGACATCATCATCTTCTTGGCCGACAGGATCCATTTTTTCAGCAAGTGCCTTGAGTAGTTGACTCTTGATGCTTTCTACAGCCATTGCATTGTCGCCATCTTGTGCGGCTGCATATGCCTTTTTCTCGCGATTCAATCCGCCTGATAAATCTTTGTACATGTATTTGGCGTCTTTGTATTCTTCGTCGCCTTCACTGCCTTGTGGTGAGTTAGCCCATTCAGACATGCCTCTAAAATTATTAAGTATATCGCTGACCATATCGGATCTGTAGTCTTTGGACATATTCATCATATTCAAAACACTTTCTAAATCTAGACTTTTTAATGCAGCGCCGATGTTTTTGTAGATTTCATCGTCTGATGCATCCTCTGATACACCCATCTTTTTTAATTCTTGAGCAACTGAAGTTGCTGTGTCTTCACCAGCTTCTTGGACGTCTAACCCAGCATTTTTTCTTATAGAATTTATTTCTACATTTTCGCTAGACTTTTTTTCTACAGGATTATTTTTTGCGAAGTCTTTAAGTGCCTCGACTGCATCACCAAATGTACAGTCGTCATCAACTCCGCATCTTGGCACAACTGTTTCGTCACCATATACTAAATCTGCATCATCAAAGTAAACTTCTTCACTATCAACACCTGCCGCTGCTGCAAGTGCATTAGAAACATCTGGTTGATATGCATATTTCATTATACTTGGCATTGATTGTTTACGATCATACTTGACTGGTTCTCTTCGCGGTGATTTTCGTGGTTCTGATCCAAATTCAAAACTTTCTGCCTGTCCGCGAAGTTCTGCTCTTGCTTTCTTTAGCATTTCAAAATCATCCCCAGCACGAAGACTATCATCGCCTGAGCCAAATGCCATTTGATATAATTCTTTGTCTGAGGCGTTTTTGACTTTTTCCTGCATTTCTGGGCTGAGCTTCATATCGCTAACAACACCTTCTTCCATACTTTCTTCCTTAGGATCAGCAATGATACTACGTAACTTGCTCATATCAGAATTGATATCTAGATCAGGTTGATGATCACCGTCCATATCAACGTCTAAGATGCCGTCGCCTTTGTCTAGTTGCTTCGCACCTGAAAGTCCTGCAGATTGCATAAGAGATAATAAGTCGTCAACGTGATCTTTACCGCTTGCATTTAGACTTACATTCATTGTAACAGGCTGTCCTTGTGGTTCCTGTGGTGGCATAGCCGCTGGAGGCATTTGACTTGGAATAGCTGGTACAGGTGCTTCTGACACTGCATTGAAAGATTCTAAGATTGCTTTCATACCGCCGGTGTCTTGTGTGCTTGTTGATTCACCTTTTTCTGCTGAATCAAAATTCTTTAAAATGTCTAACATGTTGTCGCTCATAATTAACTTCCTAGTGGGCTTTTTGAATTTTCTGTGTCGTCAATGTCAGCACTTTCGCCTTTTGGAGCACCTTCCATTGGGTCGTTTTCTTTTTCTTTACGAACTTGTTCTAGTTCTTTGAGCAAGTCCATTACACGATTACTGCCTACAGTGTCTTGTGCAGAGTTTTCAGCTGCACCTTTTTCCATTTCTTCTGTAGTTAGTAATGCTTCATATGGTTCGTTTGATTTTGCTTCTTGATATTCTTCTTGTGCTTCACCAACTCCGCGAACAATAAGATGGCTTACAGGAATATCACAACAATACGGAATGTACTGTTCTAATACTTGTCTAGTAGTTGGATAGTTTAAACTTACTTCAAAGTACGTAACTTCCATGTTTTGCAGTTGTGGGAAATCCAAAGGACGCTCTTGAATAGGAGTTTTCTTACCACTACTCATGTTTGCAACACTAAACTTTTGTAATGCTGTTTCTATTTTATCTACGCAACCTTCTGGTAGCTCACCAGCAACTCCAATCTTGAAGTCATAGGTCTTTTTTGATTCTGTTAAATATTCTACTAAACTTTTCATAATATTATTTATCCTTGTCTAACCCTTTTAGACGTTCTAGAAGACTGTTTCTATCAGTTACTACGTAACCTTCTCCATTGATTAAACCAGCATCTTCAATGGACGAATCCTTGTCCATCTTTTCTTTTTTAAGTTGTAGTTCAACCATCTTGAGTTTTTTATCTAACTTAGCAACTTTACTGTCTAGGTTAGTTTTTAAGAAAGTACTAGCAACTTCAAACACTCTGCCTGAGTATCTGCTTTCTACATTCATGCCAAGATCCATTAAATCTTCGTAGGCTTGCATGGCTTTGTCTGCAACGATGTCCAGTTCTTCATCCGCCATGTCGCCTAGCCCTTTTACTTTAGGCAAGGCTGAAGCAATCTTGTCAAACTCTGCAATCTCTCTTACAACTTCTTTGTTTTTTTGACTGGGAGTTTTAGGCTTTTCTTTTGCTTGTTCAACAAACTCTTGGTTCTCAGGTAAGTTTAATAAATCTTCTAGTTTCTTAGTCATAGTTTTTTCCAGCATTATATGCTACTATTATTTATCTACGTCTTCCTTGATGGAAAATATCCTTTTCGCTAATGACTCTAAAGCGTATTCCTTTTTGTTTACACCATGAGTTAGCAGCTTCCCACTTGGCTTGATTCATTACCCAATGTGCTTGATTATGTTTTGATGTGCCTAGTTTTTCTTTCAGTGTTTGATTTTCTGGTTTGACTTCTATCAGTTCTACTAGTTTTTTACCATTTTTATCTGCATACGCAATAAAGAAGTCTGGTACATATATTGTTTGCTTGCCGCTTAAAGGATTACGATACGGAATCTTTATTGCTTCACTTGCCCATTTTTCTACACTAGGATGCTCGTCGCAGAACCGCATAAATGCAAACTCCCAACTTGAACGATAGGTAGGAGTTTTGTTACCCATGTACTTTTCTGGGTTTTTAAGATTAAATTTTCCTTGAGCAAATCTAGACATATCATTTAATTAAATTTAAAACTTACAGGATAAAACTCGCTAGACCCTGTATTTGACAGCGTTCCTCCATTACTAGGATCTAACCATACTATTTTTTCAACTATAGATGATCCAGCATACCAAATCCATAATCCAGTAGGCTCGCTAGGATTGAGTGTAATAGTGCCAGAACTTAGATTAGCATATTCGCCGTCACTATCACCCGAATACTGTCTACCTATTTTTGTATCTTTAGTCACAGTAAGTTCTACAGTATCGCCTACAAAATAAGTTTTTGTTTTGATAGTATTGTTAAGAAAAATTCTATCAGGTCCTTCAGTATAAAATGTGCCAGTAGATATTGAATAGGTTTGATTAGGTGTGTCATCATAGAACGGTGCCCAATTATCTCCTGTAAAACTTGGAATAGCATTACCTGCACTATCGGTTGCACTAGTAATATTCACAGTCATAAAATTACCTTTAAGGACTGGTCCCGCTTTAAGTGTAAAAACCCAAGTAGGAGTTGTTCGCATTGAGTTATCAATAGTTGGTGTATCAGTTACGGTTAATGTGCCTGTGGGATTATCAAAATAATCACTGGCATTACCTTGATCGACAGTGATTTCATAATCAAAAGTAGTACCCGCAGGAATGTTATATAGTATTGCATATATGCCTAGTTTGGCTCCTGGTGGGTAATAATAGTCGGTCGTTGATCCGCTTACTAAAGAGTATACTCTTCCACTTGAACTAGTATCCCAGTACAGTTGTACTCTAGACCAATCAGGCGTTCTAGTTGTTCCGTCATCTATTACGTTAATTGTTAATGAATCCTGGTTGGCTCCGTCGTCGACAGAAATAGTCAACGTTTGTGTAGATTCTATTGCTTCGTTTTGAAGAACAAAAAAACTTGCTGTGCCTGTATTGTTGTTTATTATAAAATATTGACGTCCTGGAATTCCGTCACCGCTGCCGTCACTCAATTCGTAGTACCAATTTCCGCTAGTTGATGTTATGTTAAATGGAACTATAGTTCCATCTGGAACATTTGTTGTAGTAAGTGTAACAACAAACGTGCCGTCTCCTTCTGTTACTGTGCTCGGACCTGATAACGTGTATGTTCTTGTAGGCACAGGAATACCACTAGGTAATAATGTAATTTTAGCTGCATTAGGATTTAAAGTTAAATAGTTTTCCATGCTTGTGTATTGTTCGTAGTTGAATGTAGAACTAGACGTCCCAGGTACTAATAAGATTGATCTTGATTGAGTTGCATTTATGTTTTTAGTAGGGATTGTAATTTTAGTAACAGTATACATAGGCACAGCATCACTTGGCACATTACGAACAAGTTCTCCTGTGCTATAATATAGTCTTTGTAAAGTACCGGTTTCCCAGTTTAAAGAATCATATCTGTCATCTGTATCAGGAGTGTTATCCCATTCCCAAGGATAGAATGACCAATAATCGTCGGTGTTTTCAGAATCATGAAATACATATAACTCTAAATCTTCACCTTCTGTGATAGTTGTTTTAGGATATTTTACAAAAAAGTTTATAGCTCTATCTGAATCGCCATTGCTCATTGTAAGTTTTTTTGTAGATATAAAAGGTGCTTTTAGAAGTTTATTCGGACCGCCGAATATTGTTGATGACGATGTATAATCATCTGTCTGTCCAGTACCTTTCATATGATTGTCCCAAGCAAGTTGTACAATATAATCTTTAAACTGGTAATGATTCCATTTACGCCTTGCTTCTGCAAGTTGGGCAATTACTCCAGTAACTTGCGGACATGCCATCGACGTGCCAGAAATTGCAATAGCTTTATAGTTAGAATCTAAGACATAGTTGCCTCTATAATCATTATTGTATTGATCCCATATTGTACAACCTTCAGGTATAGCTCCCATAATCCAACTTCCAGGTGCATATAAATCTACTCCTGGACCTGCATTACTAAAACTCGATCTTATATTGTTTGTTGGAGGGTTCCAGCCACTAGTACTTCCGTTACCAAAATCCATGGCTCCTACAGTTATTACGTCTCCGTGACCTGGAGTTGTTCCTCTGTGATAATATCTAGTACCATATACACTTGAAGTCCAGTAGTTGTCGTAGTCATCGCCTCCTGGAATATCTACCTTGTGTTTGTCATTACCTGCTGCGGCAACAACTATTATTCCTGCATCAATACAGTCTTGTATATCAGCATCAACAGAAGCAAAGTGTACAGGAAAAATATAATCTCCGTCAACATTTTGTTGTGATTCTACCATGCCGTATTGCGATTGCATGGTAGTTGCTGTCCAAGGAGTTCCTCGATAATTGCCGCCTGTGATATTTGTATACGGAGCAAAATACCCCCAGCTGTTACTCATTATTGTAGGATTGTCGTTGCTTTTATTCAAATGCCATAATCTCATTAAATTAATAGCAAGACTTGTTCCAAATGCATCTGTATCAAAAATTTTAATGGCATAGATGTTAGCAGAAGGAGCCCATCCAAATCTTGCTCCTGCGGCAGTACTTGAACAATGTGTGCCATGACCGTACTGGTCTGTATAGTGCTGAGGTCCTTGTGTATATGAGCCAGATAAACCCGCTTCTGCAGGCCAATCAACTTGTTGAAGTCTACTTACACCTGTAATGGGATCTTTCCATTCAGGATGATCTGCAAGGATACCGCTATCACAGATTACAATGTCTACATTTTTTCCAGAAGCAGTTATACCATCAACCCATCCGTCTGGACGCAATGTAAAACTTCGAGTACCGTGTGTACTCATCCATTTACCCCAGTCAGTTTTGTCTGCGTCGTAAAATCCCTGAATGGATGTTCTATTTCCTGTTCGTCCAATATTATGAAGTAGTTCGCCGCCGTTTTCTATTTTAGAACCTACTCGTACATCTATAACACGACTATCTGTTTTTAAATCTTCAACTTGTTCTGCAGTCATTAATAGATCAAAATTACGCAAACTTTCTGGCTTTTCATTATGCACAGTAAAGCCAGCATCGTGCATTTCTTGCATGAAGTTTGCTTTGTCTATGCCTTTATGAAGAGTAACTACACAGCGTTGTTCAGACATCTAAGTTCCTTAGTAAAGTGCGTTCCACGACACACCGTCATAAAATACAGGATAAGGAGTGGATCCTCCTTTAGAAGCAGGGTCCCAGTTAGTTGCATCTGCTACAGCAAAACTTCCACTAACTGCTGTCGGAGCACTTGTTTGTGCAGTAAGTTCTAAGACATTCGTTGCAGAAATACTTCCATCTACTGCTAATACACCTGCGCTGTTTCCTGTATTAAAAACAAAATCTGCTCCACTGTCAAATGTAGGATTTCCTACACCTGTAAAAACAAAATCAGTTGCTGTAACTGTGTTAAAGATAACATCGTCTGTGGTGTTTAATGTTTGATCTCCTCCGCCGGGTAATCCTGTAACAGTGGCTCCTGAAAAATCAACTCCTGCTTGAAATTCTACATTAGAGGTAAATGTTGTACCTTGTTGAGCAATTTGTAATCCTACTACATTTACATCTGTAAAATCTACAGTTGCAGTTGAATCAAATCGTAAACTATTTTCAATAGTAACATCACTTTGGAATATTGTATTATTTGCAATGTTAATAGTGCTCGAATCGTCTGTGCTAATAACACTGCTTGCAAAACTAAAGTTTCCAACGCTATCTGGTATATCTCCTAGAGTAATATATCCTGCATCATTTGTCAATTCGCTTACAGCAGATACTAGTCTATTATTACTATCTGTTAAGTCATCAATATCTTGAGGGATAACATTGTTATTATCAGTTAGCGTACTAATATCAACAGGTATTGCAGGCTTGTTAGTTAAATCGTTATAGCTACCGCTAAACAGTAATGAGTTAATATCTGCCAGTTCAGACACATCTTGCGGGATGGTAGGCTTGTTTGTTAAACTAGTATACGAACCATCAAAGGTAAACACTGGTGGTACATCGATTAAATCGTTGAAAGATCCTGTGTAGGCAACAGCTGACAATGGATTTACATAACCCTGCGTTGTAGGACTTCCATAGGTTACATCTGTTAGTAACTTGCGCCAAGCGCCACTATGTGCATAGTACAAAGCTCCTGTGCTTGCAACGTGTATGGTCATACCAGTATAGGTATTTGGATTGTAGTTTGCTAGACTTGCTTCGTCTGCAACAGTGTTAGAATAAGAAATAAGATTATTGCCAAAATCTATATCTTCACCGCCAATGTCTGGATCACTGGCAAGAGTTGCTTCTACAGCATCTACTCTTGTGTCTAGTTCTGTAAAGTTTCCGTCTAACTCTGCGTGAGTAAGAGCTGTACCTTTTGTTGTTCTTAATGTTATTGCCATTTTAGTTCCTACACTACATATCCTGGTTCAACAAATCCAGGTTCCATAAACGTTGTTGTATCGCCTACCTCAACAGGTACAGGAACAGTATCACCGATATTTCTAGATTCGAGTCTATTTCCTGTTTGCACTTTGTAACCGATACTACTAATATTTTCTCTGTTATAATTTAATATTTCTGCAACCACTGCATCTAGTTGTATTTTATTAAAGTTTTTAATACCATCTAATAGTTCAAATGTTTTTATATTGTCTATCTTTGCTTGTTGTAATAATACTCCTGCAACTGATGTTGCACTTGATTTACCAAAGCCGCGCTTTTCAAAAAAACCTACAACAGCATCAATTTCGTTAGCAGGAAATGCAATTTTTTTAGTAAAATATCTATTATAAAATTCTTTTACTTTATCGGCACTGTCTTTAGAAACCGTTTTAGGTAAACTGCTCATTATAATCCGCCTCTTATTCTTCCTGCTGCATCTACGTTAGTTAAATCTGCATTACTAACTTTACTATTTGCTTTACCTGTTTCAACAGCGCCTTGTATTCTCTGTGCATAGTTGCTTGCCGAAGCATTTACTGCTCCGCCAAACGCTTCTAATTTTTGGAAAAAGCCGCCGCTGCCTGTGTTCTTAGGAAAACTATAGCCCGAGCTATTTCCTGACTGATCTTTGGCTGCCTGCTGTATTGCACCTTTAAATACATTCAAACCTTCTTCTCTAAGTCCTTCTGCAGAAAGACCTTTTGCATTACCAAATGTATTAGCAGCATTTAAAATAGTTCCTAGACCTACATTGCCTGTAGCAATATCATTTGCAATATTGCTAATCCCAGATAATATGCCACCTTGACCTAACAAACTTTGTGTTCCGCCGCCTTGTATAGTTAATGGGCTCGGTGTTGGATCGTAGTGTTCTTTTGCAAATCCAGGAGGGGAATCTTCTCCTGTTGCTCCGCTATCGTAAAATACCGCTTCGTATGCAACTTGCATGGTGTTTTCTGATACTCCTGATGCATCAGTTTGATCCATAGTGTCATGTCCAAAACTTGTTACAATAGGATTAACTAATGTGTATGATACATATGAATGGCGAGCCATTTGATATATTGTAATTCTATCAAAAAATGGTGTTTTACTTCCTGCATCTAGACCGTATCTATACTTGTGAGATGTATCGCCTTTATATGTATTTCTAGAATCGTATGCACCAGGTTTAGAACCTTGATTGCCGTCATTATAATAGTATCTATAGTAATACTGCATTAACGTGCTAGTAATACCAAAATTATCGTCGTGGAAGTTAATATTGATCGGTTCGTATTCTAATGTAGTTTGTAGATTCTTTTTTCTGTTATACATGTTTTTAGTAACAGTATTAACAGAATAGCTAGGCAAATCAACACCTTTGACTAGTAGATTAATTTCGTTGCGATGACGCTGAACTAAATTTGGAACTAGATCCTGTGCTTCACTGCTCAAACTTAAAACAACATGATAAAGATATTTTGTTTTAGGAGCAAGTCTAAAAGCATCATCTACGTATAATCTAGCGGCATGTTTATAATCTCCAAAAGTTCCTTTCGGATTGGATGCCCCACTTACTAAATTATCTAAAAACCCGTTGAGTATATTTGCCATAATAGTATTTATACCATTTTATAATGTGCGTATAAAACAAAAGGAGCTATTATAGCTCCTTTCGCTCGGCATTTCAACTTAAAAAGTATTAAGCACCGCCACCTGTAATTAGGCTTCCTACAGTTCTACCTACAGCAGTACCAATACCTTCACCTTGTGGTGATTGTATTGCATTATCATAGCGGATTGCTAGGGTAATTTGTACTGGATCGTTTGTAGCATATGCTAGCGTGTTGTAGTTAGCATTTTGTACAAAGCAACCGTATAGTTCGAATGTTTCTAGTACGTTTGGTGTATTAGCACCGTTGCCGCCGTCTAAAATTTCAATACGTGTTGTAAACTTATAATCAATGCCTGAAGCTGCACTTGACTGTTCAAAGAAGTCAAACTGCTTTTGTAGTTGTTCGCCGACTAACTTCTGTACATTATTGTTTACATCTTCACGTAAATTTAATGTAATTGGATCCCATGCATGCTTACCAGCTAGGTAAACACGTGAGTTGTAAACAGGAACTTCAATTTCTTCAAAGTTAACTGTCGGACGAGTTACGTCAATAACTTGTTTAGTTAATTCTGTAGTAGGTGTTGAAACACCAAAGTTCTCTAATGTCACTCTAAAGCGGTATTGTAGCTTAGGCATTAACAAGCCTTGACTTGCTGCACTATTATCGCTTGCTAGTGGCACTGTAATTTTTGATAGTGTTGAAATTGCCATCTTAATCTCCTATATAACTATTTAGCCAAAATAGGTCCCCTTGCGGGGACCCACTTTTTATAGGCCTGCGATCTCGCCTGTATTCTTCAATCTTAATGGAATGTAGATGAATTCAACTGCCTTAACAGGTTCAATAGCAATGTCTAAGTATAGTTCATTTCTATCAATTCTGTTTGGAGTGTTGTTAGATTCATCACAAACAACTAAGAAGTCATACAGTGCTCTTTGTCCTACTAATTCTAGTAATAGACTTTCAGTTGCGCCTTTGATCTCGTCTCGTGTGATCTTATCGTTTGGTTCAAAGATGTAAGGTTTGGCAAGTTTGTTTAGTTGACTACGTAAGTAGATAACTAAACGTGCAACGTTAATTCTATCAAGCGCACTTGCATTTCTTGCACGAGTCTTCTGACCGTAGTTAACAAGTCCTGCACCATTTAAGAATGTAATCGGGTTAACGTTGTTAGCGTATAATGTATCACGCTGTCCTTCGTTAAGTGCAACACTTACAAACTCGCCTTCGGCATTAATATAACCTGATGAAGTTGCGTTTGTAATACCACCACGTCTTGTACCTGCTGGTGCAAACCATGGATAGCTAACTTGATCGCTAAGTGCAATAGTTCTTAGAATCATATGCGAAGCTGGAACAACAACATTGTTACCAAAGTTATCACTTGTAAAGCCTGCTGGGTAGAAGATACCTAAGTATTCGTCGAAACTTACAAGTCCGTCGTCGTTGTCTTCTACTGCTAGTCTTACGTTGTTTGCCCAATCGTTTAGTGATGTAGCATCAGGTGTTAAACGGAATGGTGAATCACCTACGATAAACGCACTTAGTCCACGATCATAGTTTAATGATACCATTTCACCGATAAGCTCTGGATATCCTGGAGTTGCCATTAGGTTAAACGGTCTTGCTTCGTCGTCTCTAATATCATCATTAGAGTTAAGCATTGCTTGTAGAGCCTGTACAACAACTTTACGTTGTGCAACTCTGCCAAATGCACCTGAACCATCAGCGTTGTTAGCTGACTCTGTTACCCAGCGATGAGGATAATAGTTTTCCATGTTCTCGCCGCCGCTTAAGCCTGGATCATAACGATTGTTGTCTGCAACTACATCAACATAGTTACGTACAAAACGCTTAACGTTAAATCCGCTTCTACGAGTATTAAACAACAACATTCCTTTCGGATATAGTGCTGGATCTGGAGCATCAAAATCTAAGAAGTTACTAGAAAGTAAATCTACAATTGAACTTGCTTCGTCTGTAGCATTAACTCCAGCATCTGTCCAACGTGCATCAGCAAATAAAACACCATTATCTGTTGTTTGATCTGAACTGTCTAATAAATTCCACTTTAGACTGTCGCCGTTGTATCTGTAAATCAACGGATAATTATCAATGTCAGCAGTGCTAACCCAAAGGTCACCATTTACTAATGCAGTTCCGTCTGACTGTTCAGTTGGTTCAGTCGCTGATACAATAGGTCCTTGAGGATCTGTTTGTAGTACAGGACTCGAATCATAAAACGGCGCAGCCGGTCCAAATGCAGGATCGCTACCGTCATACTGATAACCAACCCAAGTAGTACCGTTGTGAATCATAATGTCGCACTCGTCAACAACTGAACTGTACCATAAAGCACCGTCTGCTGTTAATGAAGTAGGAGCATCTGTTGAGTTTTCTGCAACTAGTGGCTTCCAGTTAGAGATAACATAATCATAGAATGTATCTCCAGTTGGCGCATCGTAGAAATTAGCAGTAGCAGTAGTAATTCCGATAGCTGCTAATACAGCGTCTGGATCGTTAATTTTAATCTCGCCGCCTTCTACATGACTAATAGTAAGTTTATTTTGTGCGTCTACTGATGCTAAAACTTTAGTTAATGCACTGGAGTTAATTGCTTCTGCAATAGTTTCAGCATCAGTTGAATCTCCAGCAAGTGTCATTGGAATAAAGACTAAGGTGCTGTAACTATCGCTACCTGCTGTTGTTTCAACGATGTTAAATGCTGCAGGTCCAGCTGCAGGAACCGACGATCCGCCAACTACTGCCGACGTTACAGAAGCATATCCTGTCGAGTTTCTACGATAAATTTTAAAATCTGCAACAGGGTTAGCTGCCGATTCAACGTCTGCTTTGACGTATAAATCTCCAACTGCTAAATTTGTGCCGCCGCCTGTGCGATCCAGCCCGTATAATGCAAGTTCTGGGCTTGTGTATACAGGTGCAGTAATTTCGTCCCAAAGCAGAGTAGCATCGTTCCATTCTCTTACACGGAATCTAGCGCCGCCGTTTGGTTCTGTGGTTTTAACCCAAAGAGAACCTGTTGGTCTAGCATCTTCATAACTCTTGTAAGTAGGTACGTCTGTATGCGGACTAACCTGTAATACAGGAGCTGCATAAGTTTTTGCTTCTAGTCCTAGTTTAGCTAAGATAGGTGTATTAACAAGATTAATGTCTGGGCCTGATGAACGAAGTTCTAATGCTCCGCCAGTTTCTCTTGCACTAATTCCTGTAATATTAGCTTGATTAATATTGTTTACTAGGCTTGATATAGTAGCGCCTGTTGTAGTAATATTATTTCCGCCAATGTTAATAGATTCGCCAGGAGTAATATTATGACCAGATGTAACTGTTCCTAGAGCAGTAGTTAAACTTGCCTTCCACTCTTCTGTACCAACTTCTACCCAAGTACCTGCAGCAACTTGTCCGTCACCTTGGTCGTTGCCTGCGTTTCCGCCTGACTTGTAATAAGTTCTAATTAAATTAGTAGTTGTAACAATCGCATAATCGCCAGTTTGACCAATAGAAGGCTTAGGATCCGATGTTGCTGATCCACCGATTAAATCACTAGCACTATCGATGATAGTTGCTGTAACAGTTGTAAAACTCTGTCCGCCTGCTGTAGAGCTAGATGCTCCGTTCCATTCTAACATACCGTATGATGTTGAA